AATAACCCTTCTTCTTCATCGCGCCGCCTTTAGCCATGCCCTTGGACTTCATCATGCCGCCCATGTTTTTCTTCTTGGCCTTTCTTTCCTTGGCATCTTCAATACGGCCTTCAACGCGACCAATCCTTCTGGTCAATCGCCTCTTCCTGCCTTCGTTCTCAGCGCCCTCAAGACGTTTCTTCATTCTGGCAAGTCTGCGCTCACGGAATGTTTTCTTGCCGTCATCCTTCTTGGCAGTCGTTGTTGTCTTTCCAGTGGTGGTTTTTTTGCCAGCACCAGTGGTGGTTTTGGTATCTTCTTTAGCCTTGTCTTTTGCGCCACCCCTTGTTAATGCGTAAGTTCCTGCCCCTGCGGCAGCAGCACCAGAGCCTATGCGCTTACGACCAGAGCTAACAACCTTGGCTCTTTGGCCTTTGGTAGCCATTTTTCCAGTCTTTGGATCTTTTAAACCAAAACCCTTACCGAGGTTGCGAGTAGTGGTTCCTTTAATTATTTCTACGCCTTGAGCTTTCTTGCCCCCTGCGCGGGTGGAAATACCCCTCTCTAATTCTTTAAGAGCCTTTGCTCCTTTCTTTGCTTTTGCTCTAGCTTTTTCAAAAAGTGAAAGACCTTTAGCTGCTTTGCTCATTGGATTACTCCTCAGTAATATGCGCGCTTTGCTCGGTATATCTCCTCTTCAGCCTCGTCAGAATGAAGGTTAATGAAATTACCTTGCCTGAATCTTAAAATTGCCTGAGTCGTAGTATCCACATAATCATCATTTGGTGCAAACGGAAAAGCCGCACACTCTTCGATGACTTCATCAGCGAACACACGGTCAGGCGCCCAAACCATTCCAGCCTCAAACACAGGACTCACCGCATGAACGCGAGTCATCTTATCATTCCCCCGACTCGGCCTATAGTTCACCACAGGAATCCCCATAGCTCTCAACTCATGGGTCAAAGGAGTCCCGCTTGCCTGTGACTCTATCAATACCATGTCTGGTCTGTACTGATTGTACTGGTCCTGTGCAACCATCTTCAGTTCAGGGAAATCCCACCTGCCTTTCTCCGCATCAAGCAGAATAATCGCGTCACCTTTACCTTCACCAGGGGCAAATACACCCCATGTGGTGATCGCGCTGTAATCCGCAGTCTCTTTCTTGCTAAATGCCGTGTCATAACTCTGGATAATGTAGTGACAGGCCGGTGGATCGTCATCATCCCAGATATTCCACCAGTCTCGCTTGATAATCGCACCCTCTTCCGAAGTAGGATTCTGCTGATACTGCGCATTCCACTTGGTAATTGGAATCGAAGCCTTGACACTCTCTAATTCTTCTTTCTTCCAGAACTCAGGCCACAAAACTTCGTCGGTATCTTCAAATATGGCAGGTAATTCAATCACCTCCCACTGATCTGCGTTGGTTTCGGTCTGTCGATTCAACAATCTGCCCGTTAAATCCATCGTGGACCACCGAGTCATCACAATTACAATGGCTCCACCAGGCTGAAGTCGCTGTCTGGGTCCAGATGTGTACCATTCGTAGCAGGAATCTAGCAGATTCATGCTCATTGCGTCCTGCTCAGAGTGCGGATCGTCAATAATCAGCACATCCGCGCCCCGTCCTGCGATTGCACCGCCTACACCCGCCGCAAAATACTCTCCACCCTTGGCTGTTTGCCACTTTCCTGCACTTTTCGAGTCAGCAGCGAGGTTAACGTCTGAAAAAATACGCTTATATTCCTCCGTATCCATAAGGTTCCTGACCTTTCGGCCAAAATTTATGGATAAATCCGCTGTGTGGGTGGTCTGCATAATTTTGAGCTTGGGCTGGAGTCCCATCATCCACGATGGAAAGTAGATCGAGGCGAACTCAGACTTCGTATGACGGGGTGGCATGTTAACAATCAGCCTTTTTAACTCACCTTTGGCGACAGCTGTCATGCGATCCGCGATAACACGGTGGTGTTCACCCTCAATGAACTCAGGCCAGATGTACCGGATATAGTCCATGAAGGAGTCCCGGCACTTATCCTGCTGTTTTAAAAAATCAAGCCGCTCCTGAAGCTGGAGCATCTCCTTCATATCGCCTTCGGACAAGTGGGATAAGTTGGTCAAATGATTTTTTTTCATAGTTGTGCGTGGTGAATGTTATTTATACAGACATTGCATGTCTACTCTTGTTTAGGGGGGGTCGGATGCTCGCGCAAGCGCGCCTTTTTTTGCGATTCCAGGCTAGGGAACCTAGAGCCTGGACAAACAACGTGCGCGAGCTTGTCGCGCGAGCCGACAGATAGACGATATTGATTGATCAAATTAGTGGTACAAAGTGTTGTACATATTGATTGAATAGGTATACAATAACAGCATGTTATTGCAATTAAGCACTAACTGTTAATAGGAAAAGTTATGAGAACAAAATATAAACATACTGAATTGCAGAAGAGCAGAAAGATATCTTCAATAAAAAAGAGAATAAGCAAACTAAAAGATAATCTTGAAGATAATGCAGATTATAAAGAATTGGAAAGACTTGAAGAGTTAATGAGTATTATCAAGTATCCATTTTCCCAAAGCATCAAAGAAGCGAAAGGGAAAATTCTTGAAGAAAATTTGCGTAAAAGAGAATTCGATAAAAATCTCGACGTAACTGTGAGAGGCACTGACATAGAAATAAATGGGGAAATGTTCTCATATTCTTTGTTTCAGAAGAATTACTCTGAATGCAGATTCACTCCTAAGAAATCTTAGGGCAACCGGGAGAGTTGAAACATACTCTCCCATCAATTAAACTGTAACGACAAAGCAAAAAGGTAAATTATGAAAAATCAATTTGGAAAAGTTCGGGATGTATCAAAACCATACGCTGTCTATAAGGGATACGTTGATGGCCTAGGTGAGATCGAAATCAGGATACTAAAGCGATACAAGCACTCGGTTAAAACCGAAAAGCTCAATCGGTATTCGATGTGGTTCACAGCATCAAAATCGGATGCGACATTTGGTAGCTGGGATTATGGCGATCAGTATGTGTTCGGTAATGATTGGAATGGTGGCCATGGGATTAGTGACTACACGTTAGTCAGTGCGGAACCGGAATGGTTAAAGCAATACGCGCACCACGTTACCGGAGACTTTCCGGTAATTGTCCGACACGCTTCTTAAATCAATCGGGGGAGTTCGCTCCCCCACAACCAAAGCAATAAGGAATAGTTATGGGAATGGATGTAATTGGGATAGAACCCTACACCGAAGATGGAAAGTATTTCCGATCCAATGTTTGGTGTTGGAGACCATTGTGGGATTTTGTTTGTAACTCATGCTCGTTAGATGATGACATTCAACAATCTGGCCAGCTTAACGATGGCTATAAGATAGATGAGGATTTGGCGGTCTCAATCGGGATCACTCTTAAATCTTTAATCGACAATGGTGTGGTTAAACAGTTTGCCGAGTTCAGGCAAAAAGAACTGGACGCGATGCCAGATGTTGAATGCAAACATTGCAATGGCACTGGTCAGAGAAACGACCAGTATGTGCAAGGTACTTGTAATGCATGCCATGGCAAAGGCACTGTTCGGCCAACAGATACATACTATGTTTTGTATGAGGACATGGTCGAAGAGTTTGCAGAGTTTGCAAAGCAATCTGGTGGATTTGAGATCTACTAATCAATCGGGGGCTTCGGCCCCCACAACCAAAGCAAAAGGAAAGTTAAATGAAATTATTAGGATTTATGTACGGCGTATGTATCAGTGTTGGACTAGGAATAGCGTTCTTGTATTGGAATCAATCATCTACGGCTAGTCACCTGGATATATTGGCGCTCATCATCGCAGGTTTTTTTCTTGGCCTGCCAATAGGATCAGAACTAGAAACGATTACCAATTGGGTTAACAAAAAAATAAATGGTAAAAAGAAATAGCACGCTGCTAAACATGGGCAGGCAAGTGTGAGTGTCAGTCCAATTCCTACCTGCCTGGTAGATGTAGATCAGGCAGGTCCAAATAGAAATAGCCAGGATGAAGTGCGGCGCAGCGTGGGGTTTGGTAAAGGCCCATTTTCAGCTGCCAATCCTGGTAGCTCACACACACAAGGCCGCAAGGCCGCAAGCGAAGCTTGCGCTCTTAAATAAAAAAGAATAAGGCCGCAAGGCCGCAAGCCCTCGAGCTCTTGAGGATGCCTGGCAGATTATCAAAAAAATCCCAGGAAACGACAAAGCAAATACTTTTATTTATATGTGCGCATGATACAATTGAAACACCAAAGCAAAAGGTAATGTTATGAAATTGATTGATACTGGTTTGAGTAATACCAAAATTAAAAAGACTCAAAAAGAATACAACCCATTCGACCGACCGTTTCGGATATCATCGCTATCACTATATCCCAACGATGACATATGTCCCGGCAGTCTATTAGCAGATTGCCAAGAAGCGTGTTTGCGCAGCGCGGGATATGGGAAGTTTGATAACGTCAAGAATGGCCGAAAGAAAAAGACCGAACTCTGGTTAAACAACCCCGAGAAATTCTTAGATATCTATATAAAAGAACTCGGCAATTTTCAAAAGCTTTGCGATAAACAAAACGTGCAAGCCGTACACCGAGCAAACACAATCTCGGATATTGACTGGGAAAATTACGATATCCCGCAGCAATTCCCGAACATGTTTTTCTATGACTACACTAAGCGCGCCCACCGGCTAACACGCACACCAGAAAATTATCGTTTGATGTTTTCGTTTAGTGGTGTGCAGAAATACCAGAATCAAGTAAAGGCCGCGATTAAAACCGACGCGCCAATTAGCGCAGTATTCAATGGGCCATTTCCGGATGAATTCTTAGGACGCGAAGTAATCGACGGCGACAAGTCCGACCTGATTAATTTATTCAAGGGAGACAAAAAGATAATCGGATTAAAAGCCAAGGGCGATGCGAAGAAAGACAATACCGGATTCGTAATCCATACCAAAACAATCTTAATACCAGCTGCGGAGGTGGAATAGTGAAAACCTACGAAATCACAATAGATGTTCGAGAGACTCACCGATACGAGGTGAAAGCAAATAGCGAAGAAGAAGCCGAAAACAAATTATTTATGAGAGACAGCTGGCCCGACCCAAATAATACAGGTTCAGAAGATGTTTCGTTTATTGATTGGGTTGATGGAGACCAGGAGATTATAGATATCGAGGAGGTGGAGTGAGCGAGAGCTCACACCCTCCCACCTGGCCTGGCCAATGCACCCTGGAATCACGCCCACCCACATCGAGCAGCGCCTCGATCAAGCCCGCAAGTCGATCCGAAATTTTTGGATCGCGAAAGGGCGCAAGCCTCCGAGCTCTCATATATTTGCATAAAGGCCGCAGGCATAAAGACCGCAAGCTCGCAAGCATATACAAGCGAGTAAGGGCGCAAGCACCCCACCCACTCATTCCAGGCCCACATAATAAAGCGCAAAAGGCCGCACGCTCTCAGACGCGCGCACGGGCGCGCAGGGGGGCGCAAGCGGAGGGGGTGTGGGTAAGGGGGAGGAAGGGTCAAATCCTCCTGTACACAGAGAGAGGGAGGGGAGGGGTGCGATTCCCATCCCCTATATGCACCTAATACCTACATTTTTATAACAGCTAGTAAAAAGTATTGTTTTTGAGATAGCAATGCACTATTCTTAGGAAACCACAAAGCAAATGGAGATATGAATGGAAGCATTCAAACCCAAGCCCGACGACCCAGCACTGGAGTTAGTCGGCAACAAAACCCCAATCACTTTGAAGAACATAAAATACTCTTCAACATTCAGTAGGGAGACACACCTATTCCAAGCAACAATCTACATGGATGGCGAACGCGCCATGAAGGTAGAGAACGATGGGCATGGCGGTCCCAATCAGTACTACCACACTAGTGGTCAAAGTCATGAAGAGTTCATGAAACAATTCAATCGTGCCATTGGTATTGGCACTGACTATGTTCGATGTAAAGAGAGCAAAGAAAGATGGGAAGATTGGATAAGCAAATCGGCTGGAACGAGTGAGCTATTGGATTGGCTTGTTAACGACTTGATGAACGAGCATCTCATTCTGAAGGAGATGAGAAACAAGATGAGAACCAAGACCATCTTCTACGACAAAAGACTAAAGAAGGTTTTTATGTACAACCAGAAACCAACAACCGAAGCGTTAGCCGTGTACAGGAGAGCGGAAGTTCACGCTTTATTTTTCAACGAACTTCCCGAAGCGGAAGCCTACTACTACTGGAGGAATTTTTAATGGAAACTGGAAACGACAGAGTATTTCGAGTGAGGTGGGGTAAAGGCTACCCCGAGACTGAGCCTCGCATAGTAACCATGAAAGAACTTGAAGAGTCTGATGACTGGAACTTGGATGAGCCATTCATCTCGGCACTCAAGACAGTACGAATCCAGAATGAATTCGACTACGACCTGAAGTGGGTTGACCCTTCTGGTCATGTGTTCTTCAAGGGAATATCTGAAGACATACTTGAAACCATACTGCTGAATCATGGATTCATTCTTGAAGACACTGGAGGCGGTTGCACTTGCTTCACAAGCAAGATTGATACTGACCATTGGATTATGGTCACTGATGGTGATGCGGGTACTGACTTTGAAGGAAAGATCTGGATCGGTTTATACCGAGGCAATGCATATGAGAGTCAGGAGATCATGCACATGACTGCCGAATTAGATCTGGCAATCGCGGATGGCATTGATGACACCATTAGGTTGTTGTCCTACTTCCAACCCAAGCTACGAGAGTGGTTACAAAAAAAGGAGAACTCATGAGCGATCTTAAATGGTATTCGATACAAATGGCTGACGGTATCTCTTGTGAGAAGCCAGCCTTCAATCTCGTTGAACTTGTCAAGACCGTAAACAAATTCATGCGCAACCACACCTATCATGAGGATGAAATACTGACCATTGATTATCTTGGTGATGAATGGCAGGCAACTCCAATGAAGTCTGTTCAAGAAGAAACAATTCATAAGAAAGAGTTTCCATTTGAAGAGATCAGGGATGAGCATGGTGATTACTTCTCAACTGTAGCAGATGCCAAGAAGCATAGTGGCTACGATGAATCACACATCTGGTCTGTCACTGAGTGTGAAGGCGCGTGGTGCTACGGACCTTCTCACCATTACATCAATCTCATTGGCTACATTGCCACGCATGAATCACATGACGGCAACACCTACTACGAAGAAGAAGATTGGCGTGAACAGGAAGAACTAGCCGAAGCAGAGGAAACAATTAACAACGCACTGTTAGCTGTTTTTGATTATGCCATTGACAAGGATTCCGATGAGGCCAAGAAGATTGATGAGGCTTGGGAATTGATAACCAAAAAACTTAGGGGAGATAACGATGAGTAAGCATCTGAGCAATGATCAAAGAAACATATGGTATATACGATGCGACCCAAACCTAGTTTGTAATCTATGCGGAACGAATGACTCAGTGCATTACAACTTCACTTGCTTTCATAATGGAGAAGCCATTAGAGATGATGATCTTGGGTCAATTGGAGTCTGGTGTGAATCTTGTGGTTCGGAAGTTGAGATGGTTGAACCAGTTGTAAAGGGGAAAGCTGATGCCTGAATTCAAAGTCACCGTGACCAGCGGCTATAAGCAGATCTATTACGTTCAAGCTGAGGATTGGGAACAAGCTGAAGAGATTGCTTCAACAACCGAAGATGATCCAGATTTTGAAGAGTTCGAGACCGATACGATCACAGTAGAGGAGGTCGAATGAAAGTACTTGATCTCTTCTCAGGCATTGGCGGCTTCTCATTAGGGTTGGAGTGGGCAGGGATGTCCACTGTAGCCATGTGTGAGAAAGACCCCTACTGCCGAAAGATACTGACCAAGCATTGGCCTGACCTAACAATCCATGAAGACATAAGGAACTTAGATGGAAAAAAATACACCAACGCAATTGACCTTGTGGCAGGAGGATTCCCCTGCCAGCCCTTCTCAGTTGCAGGAAAACGAAAGGGAGCTGACGATGACCGCCATCTCTGGCCTGAAATGCTTAGAGTCATCAAAGAAGCCAAACCAAGATGGGTTATTGGAGAGAATGTTTTTGGGTTCATCAATATGGCACTCGACGATGTGCAAGCTGACCTGGAAAGAGAACATTACGAAGTCAGGAAATTCGTATTACCGGCTGTTGCCGTCGATGCGAAGCACCGAAGAGACAGAATCTTCCTTGTTGCCTACTCCAACAGCCCAGCAGTATGGAACCTCCCAGAACGGCAAGCGCAAGGACGGGACAACCTACAAGCAGGCAGGCAAGCCATCACTCCACACGATGGCCCGTCACAATCTATGGCCAACCCCAACAGTTCATGGGAACTACAACAAGAAGGGGATCAGCAAGAAATCAGGGGATGGTCTGGCAACAGCAGTCAACAGGATGTGGCCAACAGCTACAGCGAGGGACTGGAGATCGGGCAAGACCTCAGAGAAAACCATGAGCAGGAACTCTCGCCCTCTGAACGAAGTGGTAGTGAGCGAAGAGAAGATGTGGCCAACTCCCATGGCACACGAGGCGAGGCTGGGTTATCAGGACAGGAGTCGTGGCAAGAAGGGAACTCAGGAGAGCTTGACCACCAAGGTCATCAACAATCTTGGAGGAAGGGAAGCCGTGAGTGGCCAGCTGAACCCTGCGTGGGTCGAGTGGCTGATGGGGTTCCCAATCGGGTGGACAGAATTAAAGGACTAGGCAATGCCGTTGTGCCTCAGCTAATACAGGCAATAGGCGAACTAGTCATCGAGGCAGACAAGGAGATGCGTAGTGGCAGGTAAGAAGCAAAGCAGTGGCGGCTTGAGGGATAACTCAAGCTCGCTGCATGAATTCAAGAAAGAAAGAAACTTCACCTGCGAGTGGTGTGGTATAGCATTCAAGAGTGTGCAAGTGAACGCCAAGTTCTGCTCTCCTGCTCATCGCTTGAAGGCATGGAGAGCTCGGAATGCGTCAAAGAAAAAGAAACCGTTGACTCCTTTGGACAGGAAGGGGAAAGACTTCAGGGCGTTTCGCCTAGTGAAATCTCCTCCAGTTCAGGATCAGACTCCACCTCAATGACATCGTCATCGAGCAAATCCTCATCGAGGATTTCTTCACCGGGTTGACCTGGATTTTCTCCTGATGATATTTGGTGCGCAAGTTCGGGCGCAAGGTTGTTGGACTCAATCAGCTTCATCAACCTTGCCTCAACCTCTTCACGATCCATCTGATCGATGCGTCCGTGCTTGATCTCCTTCTTCTCCACCATCAAGCCTGCAAGCTTTGCCTGTACGGCAGCGGAGTACTTACCATCTTCAACAGCACGGTCCCTGATCTCCTGAAGATCACGCGCAACCCTTTCAAAAGTTATCTCGTACTTCTTCTGCTCACCCTCTTGAAGCTGCCTGATCTTCTCCTGCACATGCGCGAACTTGGGATGACGCAAAAGCTGAGTCGCAACTTCGGTTGGGTGTGAGTAACCCGCACGATGGGCGCACTCTGTATTCGTTAAATCCTGGTAGACATACAACTGCACAAACTTCTGTTGCATCTTGCTCAAAGGAATCTCTCGCTCCTTCCTCAGCGCATGCTGATGTGGATCATTTAAAATATCTTGATCAACTTCAATCGGCTGTAGCTTTTGTGCGGTAGTCATGCTTGCGATTCTAATTCAAATGTTTTTCTTCATTCAACAATATTTTTTCCCGATCAAACCCCGGCCTGGTTTTCGACTTTCGAGTTTGAACATTAACGTGAATCGGAACCTGCTCGATCACGCCACCGTTCTTCACATACTCATCCACCATGTCAGAGAACTCTTGCCTAAGCTTTTCTTTCGACTTGCTAACTGGAGTAGAACTTGAATATCTCATTCTCATTTTCGCTTCCATCCCAAAAAATTTTTTCATTTTTTTTTCCTTCCTCAAAGAGGGGAGAAGGGGGTTCCCGTTGGGGAGAACTATTAAGAGTTCTCTCCCCCTCTTTAGAGGTGCCCCTACTGCCCCTTGCCCCTGCCTTATAAATCAATAACTTACAGAGCGTAGGGGCAAGGGGCACGCAAGGGCACGCTGCCCCTACTGCCCCTACTGCCCCTACTATATAAATCAACAACTTACCGACTTATCCACAGGGGTAGGGGCAAATCCAAAACACCCCGTTGCCCCTACGTTTTTGCCCAAAAGTGAGTCGATACCGCACCTAGAATTTACTTTAACTTTCATCGCTAAGTGTTCTCGACTGACTTCGCCAATTCCTTGAATGACATCTCACTCAAGTCCTTCAACTCCTGCGAGATCTTCCTCATCTCAGCCAGGGTTTCATCCATTTCCTCGAACATCTCAATCACTCGATTGATTCTTTCCTCTGTTAACTCTACTTCAATTGTTACTTTCGGCATTGCTTCTTTTCCTTTCTCGGTGTTAAGATGCGCTCACCCTTTTGCTTTGGGTGTAACCTCACTGTCAGAACCCCTTGAGTTACTCCCCTAAAACTGAGGCCACTCTCTCTATGACAGTGAGGTTTTTTTAACAAACTTCCCACTTTAATTTTTGTTGTAAAGGATGCGTGTCCACTCTGGGCCTGCTCCTTACGTTCCATCCCTGACCAACTCTAGTTGTTGCCTTACCAACGCATCGCCACCCTGCTCCACGCAGACTAGCACCACCCTCAGACTCCATCGTATAAGTGATCAGACTTGTGTACCCCATTGCCTTTGCAGCTTTCCATGCTGTCGCATACAACATCGAGCATGCGTTGCGCGTACCATCTGTGCAGCAACGATTCACCTCAAGAGTCCAGCCGTCATCAATGTGTCTAGATACGGGCCTTCCCACAATAGCTACACCCCTGACCTCATCATCCTTCGAGACTGCAACACAAAACTTTGCTCCAGGTACAGGCTTATGATGTCTATGATGCTGCTCAACAAATGCGTTAGCCTCATCAAGATTGATTGGGGTGACTGCCAAGCTCATACTCCGCACATCCCATCGCACTCATCCATTGCTGCCATAAGAGCCATGACACTTGACTGCACGCCTGCTCCGAGGCTAATTACGGTTAGCTTTGATGTCATATAATGCTTTTCTAATCATTTGAAGTTCATAGTTTCGCTTTGACTCCACACAAGCGGTCATCGCTACGCTTAAATCGATACCAGATACAGACGCTAGTCCTTTAGCCTCGTCTACCAGCCCCCTTGGGCCATAAGTAACCCATTGATCCTGGTCCTCCTCCGCTAACTTTTTATAATCGGCTGCTGTCAGCTCTTTTCCAGAAATACTTTCGCTCATCACTCAACCTCCCAAGGTCGTTGCATTTCGTTTGATTCAAGATAATGCCACACTGCCTGACCAGGCACTGCATGCGTCTTGACTATATTACCCTTGTACTTCTGCACAAAAGACACCGCTTTTCTAGCAGCCTTCTCTCCACTGCTCAAGCCTTCTGCCTTCAATGCTTCCTGTGCAAGGATCTCTAATTCTTTACGCTTATAAAAGGTCGTACTGCTCATTGCGCTGACCACAACAGCAGCCATCTTAACCTCATCCTCTTCACTCAACTGTTTCTTCTCTCTGGGTGTCCACTCGTTAACCTTCCACATTCCCTCATCAAAGTTGAAGTGGGCGAGATGTTCTTCAGGCTCCCGTGCGTTACGCGCTTCGTAGAACATGCTGACTTCAGGCTTCTCTCCACTGAGCTTGATGCCTGAGTCAAACCATCCTGCGAATACACTACCACCCCGTGCTGACATGAACGTCTTGTCATCCGCGCGTTCCTTGCCAGTGTGATGGGCCAGGATAACCGACACGTTGTTCATCTCCATGAGCATATCGATCCGGTCCATCAGCCTACGGATGTCACTGTTGTTGTTCTCTTCCCCGTCAAAGAAGTTAATGACAGGGTCAATCATCACGATGTCAGGCTCATGAAACGCCACCTCATCACTGAACGCCTGTATGTCTGCGTCCTTCATGAGGTTCTTTCGTAGCCGACCACTGATGATCAGGTTATCAAATCCCATTCGCCTGAGATCATCATCCCCTGCGAACCGTCTGTAATACAATTCAATCCTGCGCTTGAGAAACTCGGCAATGATCTCTGCCTGAAACCACACTACCTTGAGCGGTCTACTGAAAGGTACATCCATGAAGTCTGTGCCTGTCGTTGCTCCCGCAGCGAAAGCACCCAGCCAGTTTGACTTACCAATCTTGGGCTTACCCAGCAACAACACCCTGCTCTTCTCAAATATAAATGCATCACCCCAGAACTGCTCGATGTTATTGTCTTCGAGATCTAACCATTCTTTATCACTGAACGGTCGTAATCCCAAGGGTCCAGACTCAGGCTTCTCTTCAACCTCTTCCTCGACCACAACCTCTTGTATTTCTTTGAGGTCT